TGCTGACCCTCTCATTCCAGTTTCTGCCAATAACCCGAATAACGAAGTATATCCAAAGACATTTGCATACGCTGCTTCATATAAGCCTTGGGAACGCAAACACTAGTTATTCAATAAAGAGGTTTGAAATGGCTAAGAAGAAAGAAACTAATGTAGAGGATAAACAGAGCCCTGAGAAGGGCAGTCTACACGACGATTTGACTGAAATCAAGGTGTTACTAGGGGAATGTCTCTGGCATCTTCAGAGGCTTCTAAAGGACACTGATATCATTACTAAGATTGAGAAATTTAAGACTGGAGTGGAATAATGAATCTTACGGACTGGGTTAAAGATGAATTGAAGAATGGCGTGGAACTCTGGATTGACGAGAAGATCGTTACCCAGAATGGCGCTCAACTTAAACGCAATGTAAAGCGTCTAAGAGAAATCTGTCTTGGCATTATCTCATCTAACAGTCCTGAAGAATGGTATAGACTTTGCAGACTGAACGCGCCCGTTGGGACAGTAATCGTTCCATACGATGAGGCAGTCTGGACAGAACTATTTAATGATACTACTGCACTCGTAAGGAATGAGTTGACTAAGGCTCTCCTCAAGGAGCGTGCGGCCAAGTCGGCTCAAACACTGTTATCTGTTCTTCAGAAGAGAGATAAAGAACATTGGTCTGATAACGTAGCTAAGAAAGAAGTTAATGTAAAGACTAATGAAGGAACGAATGTTACATTTACGGTCGTTGAATGATAAATTACGGAATTTCGCCTTGGCAGAAGAAATTTGCTATTGATGAGTTTGATGCAGACCTTCGTATAGCATGTACTGGCATTTCAGCTGGAAAGTCTTACGCGCTTTCCATCTGGTTAGTGCTACAGTGTCTTAAGAATCCTGGTGTTAGAGGAATCATTATAGCTCAGAATTACCGTGCTTTGACTATGGTACTTATCAGAGAGATAATGAAACGCTGTCAGGAGATGGGTGTTCCTGCTCATAATAAAGGTAACATTGAAATTTCATTCCCAAACGGTTCAATTCTTTATGCATTCTCTGCTGAGAATCCTGACGCTATCTTGGGTCTTTCTGAAATCTCAATTCTTGCTATTGACGAATCTGCATACTGCACAGAAGAAATCTACAACAACGCACGTGACCGTATGAGAGGTTCCAAGTTTCCTTCTAAAGTCCGTCTTATTTCTTCACCTTCTACATTAGGTAGAGTGCAGAACTGGTTCTCTGCTATCTGTAAGAAATATCCTGATAAGGTAATTCACGCTACTGCCTTTGATAATCCATTTACTTCTGAAGAATTTAAGAATGAACTTAGAGAACGTTATGGCGAAGGAACTAATCTTTATCGTCAACAGTGTCTAGGCGAGATCTTTGATACAGACGTTGCCTCACAGATTATCTTCCGTAATCAGTTCCCGTCTGTCAAACAGAAAGGCGAAGTCAAATCTTACTATCTTGGATATGACGCGTCTGGTCTTGGTGCAGACTTTGATGAATTCGTTATAGTTGACCAATACGGAATGGTAGACTATAAAGAAATGCAGCAAGGAAATACATTCGAGAAAGTCAATATCATTTCTCATTATAAAGACACCTATAAGTTCAATAAAGCATTTGCTGATGGCACTGGTGGATATTCTACTGGAGTACTTGACGTAGCTAGAAATAAAGGAATAGATATTACGGGCATCAATTTCGCACAGAAGGCATTCAATCCTGACCTTTATCCAAACGCAAGAACAGAAATGTATCTTGAACTTGCTCACGCTGTCCGTAATGGATTCTGGGTTAATGATAAAGTAAAGGAAGAAATGCTTGCTCAAGGCGTTGCTATCAATTCTAGAGGACAGCAACAGTTACTTCCTAAGGAAGAAGTTAAGAAGATCCTTGGCCACTCTCCTGACTTATGCGACGCAGTTGCCCTTGCTGTATATGCAATGAATCACGCATCAACTTCTATCTATGATGATAGGAAAGCTGGTGACATTGCAGATAAGTATCTAGCTTATTTCAACATGGGAGAATAAATGAGAAAGAACCATCAAGACATGAAGAAGAAATTCCGTGCCTCTAAAGAATGGAAGGAATTTCGTCAATACATGAGAGATAAACAGAAGACAGATCCTGTAACTGGACAGAAGTTAACGAGAATGGCTAACTTGCATCATATGAATCTTGATGAAACGAAGTATACAGATCTGTCTAAGGAAGAAGACTTCGTATTCCTAAATCACTATACTCATAAGATGGTTCACTGGCTGTTCTCTAAATCTAACCCGTCTCAGTGGAGAGATAGAATTGAGAAACTTATCCCAATTCTCGAACACATGGAGAAAGTAAATGCCCATTAAATGCGGAAATTGCCAAGCCTATTGCTGCAGAGTAATTGGAAAGTTGGATCCTTCTCTTGATAGAGGGGATCTTTGCTGTATACATCTAACAGAAGACAATAAGTGCGATATCTATGAGAATAGACCACTAATCTGCAATACAGACCGTATGTATAACACGCTTTATAAGGATATTATGACTCGCGAAGAGTATGACGCTGTAAATGCCCAAGGATGCGCGGCGTTATCTAATTATTTCGAGAAAGGTAAATTAAAGGAGAAAGCATGATCTCACCTAGAGAAATTATTAACGAAGCTGCTATCAGAGTAAATCTCTGTCCAAGAAAGCAGGCACTTGATGGTGGCAAGCTTGAATCTGGCTTTAAGTTGCTTCAGGGTATCATAGCAAAGTATAATAACGATAACCTTCTTGCTTGGACTCAGGATTATGTAAGAGTACCAAACGGTCAGTTTATTCATATTCATGACGAAGAAGTTACAGTTGAAGATCCGTCTATGGTTGATGTACCTTTGAAGGACTGTGCTAAGATAAATGCTGTCTATGTAGAATCTGACAGCAAATTGCTTCACGGAAAGCTTGAGTACGTCGCTCCAGCAGATTTCGACCGATATGGATCTAACGCTAGAGTATATACTGTTACCCAGAAAGCAGAAAGTGAGTGGGTAATTGAGATTAAGCCTTACGTTGCTAGAATGTATAACTATAAGTTGAAGATTCATTATAACAGAGGCTTGCAGTTTGACCTTGATGATGAACTTTACATTCCAGATAACTACGTTGAATTGCTTATCGTAGCTGTTGCTCATAAACTTGCATTGCAGTATCCTCGCTTAGACGACGCTCAAATGACTCGTTTGGAGAATGAAGTTCGAGTATTGGTTGATAACGTTAGAACACCAAAGGCAGCAGACAGAATTATACAGAGAGATGATTACTTTACATACGGACACACGATGACTCAGGCAGAGCTAGAATCTGGTTCTTGGCTTTAATAAGGAGTTAACATGGCATCTCAAGTTAAACTTATACAGAATATCGCAGGTTCTATCACCAAGTCTAATGTCGCAAAGATCGGACTTGGTGAGTCATTGAATATGTTTCTTGAACGACAGAACATTCAAGAACATTCATGTGAACTTGCTATGAGAACAGTTCAAGGCGAAGTAAAGGCCGCAGACATTCCTGGCGTCTGTCGCGGTATGTATCGCGTATCTAGAGGATATGATAACCGTCCTGTTCTTTACGCTGTCTATGACCATAAGCTTTATCTTATAAACGAAGACCATACATTCAACGAAATTGGATCTATCAACAGCTCGGGATCTGAATGCCACATGTGTGAAACGGGTGGTTACGGTTCTGCTCACCCGCACTTGATTATCGTTGATGGCGTTAATGTATATGCAGTTAATACCGGCCTTTCTATTGGTGACCAACAGGTGGACTTTCGTTCTATCAAGTTGCCTTGCCGAGTAAATACAGACATCTTAATCAACCCTACACACGTTGCATACCTTTATGGTTATCTAATCGTAAACGACGCTGGTACCGATGCATTCTACTGTTCATATCAGTATCCGTTTGAAATTGAAGATACACAGGATGGTAACTTCTATGTTCGCCGTGAGCAGTTCGTTATCTGGTGGACTACATTGACCACAGACGAACAGCTTGCATATAAGAATGGTGACATTCAGGATGGTTACTATACTGCATATAAAGATTTCATAGACGGTACTGCAGATGATACTCCTGAGAAATACGATATCTTCAGGGTTGACACTGTTGAATACGCCAAGTATGGATTCATAACATATTCTGAATGGTGTCCAGATAATACCATTGCTCTTTGCTCTAACGGTTCTAAGCTTTATACATTCGGTGAACGTTCTTGGCAGGTATTCTCATATAATGATGATAAGAATAATCCGTTCAGTTCTCCGGATAACGCAGCAGGTAACATTGGTATCAAAGCGCCTAACTCACTTGCTATGCTTGGTAATACTGTGCTTTGGTTAGGTTCTTCTGATATTGGTGATAATGGTATCTTCATGATATCTGATACTGAAATCAAGCGTATTTCTACTCAGGACATTGAACGTGAGATTACTCAAATCGTCAACCCAGATAATGCTTATAGTTCAATCTGGCAAGAACACCAGCACGTCTTCTATTCTATTACCTTTGAAGACAGCAAGAAGACCTTTGTCTATGACATCACGGAGAATGCATGGCATTACCGTGCTTCATACGATGACAAGAACCATTTGACATTCTGGAGATATAACCACGTTACATTTGCATACGGCAAACAGTATGTAGGTACTAAGAATGCTCTTTGCTACATGGACGAGAATAAGTATACAGAACATGATGGAAGAGTAATGCTTAAGATGCGCAGAGGTGGAGTATTAACTAACACAGACTGTCCATTCTATATTGACATGCTTCGCTTGATATGCAATAACGGTCAGTTATCATTCGATGATCATTATGATAACATTGAACTCAATCCTCGTGTATCATTTAGATATTCTTGGGATGGCGCTACGTTCTCTGACTATGAAGACGCTTACCTCGGTAAGATCGGTCAATATGAATATGATACCGTGGTAGACGGCTGCGGTATGGGTCGTTACTTTACATTGGAAGTTTCAACCACTGAACCTATTCCGTTTGCTATTGAGAATCTTCAGATTAAATGGAGTCCAACTTCTATATTCTAAGGAGACGAAATGGCAAAGGTTGATGTAAAGATTATTCGCTACGACGAATCCAATAAGAATATTGAAGGCATTAAAGGGCAGTGGGGTCAACTTGGCGATAAGAATGCAGCATTTACTGTAATAAAGAATTTACTGTTCGTTAACCTTCATAAAGGCGCCAAGTATACAGATGCCAAATTGCCGTCTGTATATGATGGCTTTATTCAGCTCAGTAATGGACAGAGAATTATCGTAACAGATTCAACTCTGAACTGCAACCTTCCATCAAACGTGACTGGGTTCGGAGTATTGGTATTAAGTAAATGGAACTAGGTGTTAACTAATTATTTCATAAAGGAGATTAAACATGGCAGTACCTTTAATAGCAGCCGGTATCGTCGCTGGTGCATCGCTCATTGGTGCAGGTATTCAGTCATATAGCCAGTCTAAAGCAGCAGAAGCAGAGCTTGAGGCTCGTAAAGAAGCTGCTAATCAGCTCAGACAGCAAGGGCAGATTACAGATAACGAATATAAGCAAGTCATTAACCAGATAGATTCGTATTACAGAAACCGCGGATCTATGGGTACACGTCAAGATGTTAATGCTTATAAGCAGGCTATTGCTAACTATAATCCAGAAGATTACGCTGCCGACGTTGGAGAATTTAATTATGGAAAGACTAAAGAAGATTTCGTCAATCCTTATTACAGCCGTATTATTGGCGATACTGCAGCCCAGATTCAACATTCTGCTGCAGGCGCTGGACTTGGACGCGGAACGGGAGCTGCTTTAAACATTGCTAAGGGTGTCTCTGAGAAATCAGATGAACTTTACCGCACAGCTCTATCAGATTATCAGCAAGATCGTTCATTTGCTTACCAGCAATATCAAGACGCTATTACTAATAATCAGAATCGTCTCAATGCTCTTAATACAGCAAATCAGTATAAGATTGGTCTTCAGGGCAACCTTGCTCAGGACTACTATAATACTCAGGATAGCAGAATGAGTGACGTACTAAAGGCTCAGCAAGATCGCTTGAACGCTCAAACTGCTTACGGAACAGCGATGGCAGGGCTCTATTAAGGAGATATTATGGGAATTTATAATCGTGATAACATAAATTATTCAGGCATGATTCAGAACATGCTAGCTTCTGCTAAACATGGAGGCGAGATTCGTGCTAATAACATTCGCAGTCAAGGTGACATCTGGGGCGGCGCAGTAAAGAACATCGGTTCTGCTGTTGGCCGTGCTTATGGCATGTATGGCGGAAATGGTGGAATGTCTGAAGATGAAATTGAATTGCAGAAACTTGAGAAGGAACGTGAAGAGCTTCTTGCTCAGGAACAGGCAGAACAGGAAAGAATGATGAAGGACTATTCTAAAGAAGTTGGAATGGTTGGAAATCAGGCTGCTATGGTAGATTATCGTCCGAACGTTCCTAACTATACTGGTGTTATGGGCAACGGAAATCCTTACGCTATTCCGGGAAATCCATACGCAACTCAAGCAGAATACTTCCAGTATATTCAAGCAATGAACGGACTTTATGGAGGCAGATAATGGATGAAAGAATGGCAGTGCTTAACGCTCGCATTGATGAGCTTAAAGCAAAGATAGCTAAAGACCGTGCTGCACACCAGTATGGCGCTGAGCTGTATGAATCAAGATATGCAAATGATCCTCGCTATCGTGCTGGCATGATTGATTACATTCTCTCTGGTGACCGTGGTGGTTTGGATTCGTTTGCTTCTACTATTCAGGCACATCAGCAGATGGAAGCAAATAAAGCATTGATGGCAGCTCAGAAAGTTAAGGAAGAACAGGATCGTCGTGATGAATGGCAGAAGAACTATCAGTTGGCATCTGCTGATTACGATTATGCTGCTTCTGAATACAGTGCTGATAAACCTAACAAACTAAAGAAGGCTGCATTCGTTAAAGCAGCAACTAATATGAACTATTGGGGCAGCAAGCTGGGATATCCTGAAGTTGGAACTGAATTGCTACAGGAAGTACCTGCTGAAGGTCCAACACAGGAACAGCAAGGAAAGATTACTAAAGCTGCTATTGACGATCCTGAATGGACTAATGAAGCTAAGGCTAGGGCACTTGAAGAGAACGAGAAGATCGTTGACCAGGGTGAACGAGCAGAACATGCTAGAAAGATCAAAGCTCGTGGCGAGACTAAGGAAGAAATTGACGCTCGCAGAAAGGCAAAGTTGGCAACAGCTAAGAGCGATTATAATAAGCTTGGTATTCTAGACCGTATCAACTATGAGAAAGAACATCCTGAGTATAACTACGCTAATGGATCTATTACTGGCTATAAGAAATAGGAGTCAACATGGCATCAAAGATTAAACAGAAGATACTTGAAGAACTCGCTCTCATAAAGAAGCATTCTAAGCCGAGCGAGTATAAGAGTGCTTTACTTGATGGCATGGCTCAGAAGATATATGAGCTAGATAATGACCGTGACATTCGTAATGTTCTTTGGGCAAACAGAGAGTTAACATCGCGTTCATTCACGAACGACGAGTTCTCAGCTATGCCTCAGGTTGCAGAAATCGTTATGGGTGAGCCCGGAACTGGCGTAGTAAACTTTGAGAAATCATTTGGCAAAGATTGGAAAGAGAAGTTCAACGACATTCCTCTATCGAAGATTCAGTTCATCGCTGATAAGAATGGTTTGAACTGGCAAGACTTGCAGAAGGAAATGCAGGCTGAAGTTATTCGCAGCAACAGAGAAGATATTGCTCACGGTCGTTGGGATCCTAACCAATCCTTGAAGGAGAACATCAAGGGTGAAATTGGTGGTACATTACTTTCTGTCTTTGGACGCCGTCAGCAAGAAGCTATTGCTAGAGGTGAAGATCCTTCTGCTAAGGATTATGTAGGTGACATTGCTGAGAACTCAATGTATGCTATTCCTTGGGGACGTGCTATCGGCGCTGGTGGAAAGGCTGCTGCTGCTTTGCAGTATGCTGCATCAAATTCTATAGCCCCTGTTGCTTCTGAAGGTTATGACGCTATTGCTTATGATAACGATAATCCTCGCGGCAACTTCAGTGGATGGGATATTGCTGGTGGTATTGGTACTAACATCGCAGCTCCAGTATTACTTAGACAGACTGTTGGACGTGCTACTAGATATGTTCCTGGCCTTAAGGAATTCTCTCAGAGAATGGGTGAAGTCAAACAGCCAAAGACTCAGGAAATGATTAGGAAAGAGCTTATGAATCCTAAGAGTGCTGAAGTTTCCAAGAAGGCACTTCATACTAAGGACGTACGTGGTGTTCAGTTGACTGAAAGACAGCAAGACATTGCTGACCTTTATCAAGGTGATGAAGCTTATGATGCTTATTGGAGAGTTAGAAGAAAGCTACGTACAGGTCAACCTTTGGATAAGGCAGACCGTGCTGTTGCAGCAAAGTATCCTGACCTTCAGGAAGCTAGATATATCAACGAAGCACCAACCGAACGTGTATTACGCTCTGAAGAATCTCTTAAGAATATCCTCACTAACGAATATGGCGCTCAAGATAATAACCGCGCAATGATTAACCGAGTACCTATTGCTGGACCTTGGCTCAATCAGAAACTAGAAGAAGAGGAAGAGGAAGAGAAGGAACGTAAACGCAGAGAAGAAATAGAAAGAAAGTGGAAGATCCGCTTTGGAGAAAGATAACATGAGAAGTTTCGACATTTGGGACAGATATTACGATAACCAGAGCAAGCCGCTTCGTGGCTGTGTTCAGTTCATGGTTAAGGACGGCAATACATCTGCACCGATCTACGATAAAGATGGAACAGATCTTGCTAATCCTCAGATAACAGACATCTATGGCCGTACTGAACATCAAGTATTCATTAACGAAGATGTGACTGCTTATTTCTTTAAGTACATTGGTCACGGCACACTTGCTGAAGAACAGATGATCGGAATTGATACGTCCGACCAGTCTAAGTGGACGTTGCAGTATACAGCTGAGAACCAACAGTCATATAACACTCACTTGACAGCAAATGCAGCTACTTGCGTTCCTTCTATCTCAGCATTGAGAGCATTGGAAGTTGATTCTGTTCCTGAGGTTGCTGGTGCTATTGAAATTACATTGCTTGGCTATAATGCAGTCGGCGATAAAGAACCAATCAACTATACATGGGCATCTGGTTCTACTGCTGCTGATAACGGTGGTTCTGTCATTAAATGCGATGACCTTATTACCGGTCGTTGGATTATGACACAGCCAACCGAGCATTGCGATACTCGTCACTTTGGTGCATTCCCGCAGAATTCATATAATACACCTGACCAGTCCTATCAGATCGGTCAGTGTTGCGTCTACTGTATGCTACATGGTTTAAGACCATTCTTCAATGGTTCTATGGACTATAGATGGTTCCGTTTCAGCAACATGAACGTAGTGTGTGATGCATTTGATGTAACTCCAGATACACGATTCTATGATGCTGGTAATAACACATTCCAAGGCGATTGGAATGGTAACCCACGCTTTACTTTGGGAAACACTAACATCGTTGGCGCCAAGAATATCAAGACTTCTTGGAATGCTAAGTCATACAGTGGATATGAAACTGTAGTTATTGACCAACAGTCCGTTCAGAAGAATTGGCAGGACGCACACATTAACGTTCAAATCAGTCCGCTCTATGGACATAACTTTACTCACTGTTCGTTTGAATTGAACGGTAACTTGGGTTCAGATAACATTAACCAAGTAGATAATACATTCAATAACTGCGTGCTTAACGAGAAGATGTTCATTCTTTCCGGTGAGAATGCAGCTAACTTGATTAACTGCTGCACGGACTGTCAGATAGACCTACGTGACTTCAAGAACGCCATTTATCTTTATAAGCAGATTCGCTGCACTATGGATCCTAATCCATACTTTGACTATGAAGACCTTGCTCCTGGCCTTCCGTTCAGCATGTACACAGGCAATAAGATTACATCGACTGCTCTGTCTGTAAAGAATATGAAGAATCCTTATACAGAGTTTGATGTTATTGCTCTCGGTCAGCAAGCAACAGACTTCGTTCTTGAGAACTGCACAGGCTACTATGCATTCCCTGCCAACGCAAATGTTACTCTTAGACACTGCGCTATTAAGCTGGCTTGGAATGGATGTAACCTTATCATTGATGATTCTACTGTAACTCTTGATAGTAATGCACCTACAGGAAATCCTGGTTCTATCACTCTTATCAATAACTCTACTATAAATGGCGAAGAAGGCGTTACATATACAGCAACGAACCTTTCTTCTAGAGAATCTAATGTCGGTGCTTCATTTGACGTTCAGGGAATTGGTGCTTATTACCGCACTGTTATTAGTGCTAATCAGTACTGTGCATACGCAGACGTTAAGGACTGTAACATTGGTGCAGAGTTCTATCTCTACGGCGTTCATGGTGATGAATTTACATTCCCAATCTATAATGAGCAAGGCGTCTATCAAGCTACATTGATTACTACTCGTTTCATGTCTGGTACATTCAAGGATAACTACGTATCAGGAAAGATCATTCTTAATACTCCTGCTGGTGGTTTGCATCATGCTGCTAACTGGCTTGCTAAAGGATTGGTCATTACTAATAATACTGGTCTTTCTGAACATCCTATTGGAATCTACCGTGGTGTTTCAACACAGTATGAACAGTATAACATCTATACTTATAAGGATAATAAGGGATCATTCCCTGGTCACCATAGCATGACTATTGATTGGAATAGTTACTTTACTGCTTCTGGTGCTCAAGGTTACAATGCTTATGTATTCCGTGGAAAGATAGATAACTGGCAAGATCCACATACTGGCGAGACTGGTAAGACTGACCCGAATATTTACATGACTGAATTTGAAATGTTCACTGTTGGTATCTTGAACGTCAGAATGAAGATGGATAGCTACGTTGGACAGACCGTTATCCTTCCTGAGCCTTCAAATCCAACTAAGGGATTCTTCTGCATTATGGGTACTACTACAGTACTTGACACTGTAGAAAGAACACGTGGAGAATATGACAGTGAGGCTGGTACTCAGATACCTTGGCCTAAGTCACTTTACTGGATGGGTGGTTCAGACATAAACAGCTTGACTTGGAGAATCACTAAGTGGTATGGATTTGCTACTGTTGGCGGTAGCGGTGCTACAGATTCATTCAGGTATATGGGACCATTTGAGTTTGATGCTCAAGTAATCTCAGGTTGGCCAGATAAGACCTAAACTAATTATTCGTAGTAAAGAGGTTTCATAATGGATGAAAGAGAAATTATAGAGAACTGCAATGCATTCTTGGTCAAGTCTAATAACAGATATAATGACACGATTCAGCGTGCAGTTAACGATATGAGACGCTATTCTGGCGACTTCTGGGATAAAGACTATACCAAGAAGTATAAGAGAAAGAAGAGAATAAACCTTTCTCTTAATAACTGGAATCCTATGGCAAACGCTATCTGTTCACCAATCAGTGCCTCACCTTGGCACGTTGAGTTGACAGAGAAAGACCAAGATGCCAATAAGATCGTTCAGAAAGCTATTGATGTAATTGAAGCAGATACGGACACTAAGTTCGCTATCGGCGATGCATTCCGTAAAGCCGTACTTACAGGTTACGGCTTCTTGGTTGCTACTACTGTTGAAGATGAATTTACTGGACAGCCAAAGATCATCGTTGAATCTGCACAGCACATTGACGCTATCGCCTTTGACCCTTCCGTAGTCACTCCTGAAGGATCTGACGCTGAAGAAGGTGCAGTCATTAACTTTATTCCTCTTAAGAAAGCTAAGAGACTGTATGGCGACGATGTAGTTCCTTTAACATATCCTGAGTCAGATTGCTTTATATCTTTCTCACAGTTTACTCAATGGAATCGTCCAGAAGATACTGTTGCAGTCATTTCATATTACTGCAAGTCAAAGGACGGACACGTTGACTATCATAAGATCGTTGGCGATAAAGTAGTTCAGTCTATCGCATTGCCAATTAAGATCATTCCTATTCTTCGTATTGCTGGTAACCAAATCTTCGAGAATGACGAGATTAACTATAACGGCATTATCCAGCAAACATTGAATCTTGAACTTGGTGCTAACATTGCATACAGTTCACTGATTGAGCGAGTGGGAAGATCTGCTAAGGCAAACATCATGGCTAACGTAGACGCTATTGATGGTTTAGAGAAGAACATTGCTGCAATGAACCAAGATGATTCCGTTGCTGTGCTCTGGAAAGGTGAACATCAGCCAGTACTTCTTTCTGAGAATTTCGAGACTGGTGACCTTCAGAATACTATTTCCACATGCCGCACATTGATGGAAGATACCTTGGGAATCCCTCTTACTGGTATCATTGACCAGAGAGAAAGAACAGCAACAGAGATTCTACGACAGGAAACATCTAAGGAATCTAATACAGCATCTTACTATAATAATGCCTATAAAGCAGTTCGTGCTCTCGGCAGAATTGAAATTGAGTTCTTGAATAATGGTCAGGATCTCCAGTTTACCCTTGAGAATGGACCATCAGTCATTACTAGAGAAATGAAGGCTCGTCAGGAATTGACTGCTATGGGAACTATCATGCCAGACGAAATGAAACCAATTCTTGCCAAGTACTTCGCTGATACCTTGAAGAATGATCTTGGTGAAGACCTTAGCCGTAACATCGTTGCTAACCTTCCGCCTAATATCCGATTCATTCAAGAGAATCAAGATCCTGCTGCTGTTCACGTTATGAACCAGATGCAGATGCAGATGAATGAAACTATGATGATGCTTGAACAATCACAGCAAGAAGTTGCAGAATTGAGAAAGCAGCTTGACATGGCTCAACTTTCTATGATGAATAACCGTGAACAGCGAGTATTGGACTTCAATAAGTTCCAGATTGCTGAACAGGATAAGATGATGCTTGAGACTGCTAAACTTGAACAGCAAGGCGTTAAGATTGATAACGATGCTATCATGAAGCAACAGGAAATCAATATCAAGGCTGCAGAATCTGCTGTCGCTGAGGCAGAAAGAGAAACTGACTCTGAGATCCGCGAACAGCAGGCCTACATTGAAGGTGCTGCTGATGCAGTTAAATCATTAGGAGGTTAATATGATATTTAACATACTTACTAGTCCCGCTGCTGGTAATAATGCATTGATGTCAGGCCCTCGTTTGGCTGCAGCTAGACAGACAGAAGAATATCATAACTACTTACTTGACCCACGTCAGGGAGATCTAGCTGCTGAATGGGCTCAAGTTGAGCAGCTTCCTCCTGGTCCTCAGAAAGAATTTGCTAAACGAATTCTATACGCTAAAGCAGAACTGAGAGAAAGATCGGTTCCTGAGTATTGGGACGATCAGTATCCTCGTAGAAATATTCAGCAGTCTTCTAGCTGGGTTGACAGTCCAATACAGTATGATCCATCAACGAAAGTCATGACTGTCTATGGTAATGCCTACGCTGGTGTAGAACCTGAAACTGTATCGTCAATAGTAAACGGTACTTATGGTTACTTGCCTAAATCAGTTGGTTCATCTCTTAATAAATTCTGGGATGAACGCTGGGGACATGATAGACCAAGAGGACGCCAACTCTCAGGCTAATTATTATTTCGACAGATAATTGGAATCTACTAATTATTAAAGGTATAGCACGGTAACGGTGGCCGTGCTTGCCTAACTTGAATAACACCGGATTTAGGAATTTACTCGCCTATGCCAATGAGTACCGAAGAAGTTCTTGCATATCTTGATAAGAACGATAAACCGGCAGAACCGGTTACAGAACCAGCTAAGGAACCTGAAACTCCAGAGACTGTCCCATCAACAGAACCTGCAGTCGATGATTCTAAATCAGAAGTTAAGGACGTCACTTCTCCTGAAGATAAAGCTGTTACTACCAATGACGATGCACCTAAGTCTGAAGAAGTAAAGCAACCTGACGCCAAGGCTGATAACCCAGATGCCAAGCCTGCCGAAACTAAGGATGAGAAAGTTGATACCACACCCGAGAAGAATGACCCTCACAAGAAAGAAATGGATAAGAGGGACTATGCATTCATCAGGGAGAAGAATAAGCGTAAAGAACAGAAAGCAAAGTATGAAGCTCGTATTAAAGAGCTTGAAGCCGAGCTTGAGAAACGTAAAGGTCTAGAAGAACAGCATTTCAAGAAGGAAGATGGTTCGCCTGACTCTGCAGCATACGTTCGTAATGAATTTGCTAAACGCGACATGCAGGACGAGTTGAAGTCCATTCGTGAGCGAGACGCATACGAGCAACAGCAGTTGGATATTGAGCAGGACAGAATCATCACCGAACATTGCTTTGAAGGCAAAGATCTAGATGATTATCGTAATCTCATTGCTACACGCGGTAAAGACTTCGCTGATGCTCTGAAGGATAACGATCCTAATAACGTCGTTCTCAACTATCTTGATACTCTTCAAGAATATCCTGTAGTTCTTAGAGAATTGATGACTAACATGGACACGCTCCGTCGCCTATTCCGCAGCAGGGATCCTGAAGCATTGAAGTATAACGTAAGAGTTATCTCCGACCAGATCCTTGAGAATTATCACGCTCCTAAGCCTGCTCCTGTAGCACCTGCTCAGCCTGCAGCTCAGGAACCTAAACCAAACATTCCCGTCATTGGGAAACAGATAACGAATACATCATCTACCTCTACTCCGACGGTACCTGACACTAACTACTGGAACAGATACCTTAAGGAACATCCTAGAGGCTAATTCATAGGAGAATTAAATCATGGCTAATACATTCGTAAAGAATCGCAAGACTGACCTCATCGCTGTTCGTGCAGCTGAAGTCGCTGGCTATCTCACAGTTGGTTCTAAGAGCTACTTCGGCTCTGAACTCGTTGGTAAGCGTAACGGTGACGAATATGACTTCGTCGTTCGTGATGCTGGTAAGTACGTCCGTGGTAAGGATATCACTGGACAGTCTAGCAACCTCGTTGAACGTAAGGTTACTAAGAAACTCCAGTACGGTAACGTAATGATTGATACTGACTTCGTTGAAGCAGTTACAGACGTTAACTGGGATAAGGAAATTGCTATTCCGAACGGTAAGGCAATTATCGAAGGTTTGACTCAGGACGTTATCAATGACGACATTGGCCGTCAGAACGTTGCCTTCGTTGGTATTGGTTGGAGCCCGCTCACTAAGGCTAACGGCTTCCTTCGTTCCATCTCGTCTGAAGCTAAGTACGGCTTCGTTGACCCGATGATTGACTCTATCCTTGCATCTAGCGGTCGTGCATTCACACCTGTTACTGCAGATCCTCTCTACGCTAAGGGCGACTTGACTAAGGACGGTGCTACCGAGTATCGTTTCCAGCAATTCTTGCCGCAGCTCGTAATCTCTGAGGAACTTGCTGATGAATTGGCATCTGCAACCGTAGCATCTTATACACAGACTCCGGGTGCTTCTGCTGACGTTCTTGCTCTTTCTGGCGTAACAGAAACCATTCCTGCTGGTACTCCGCTCTTCGTTGAAGATGTCTATGCTACTAACTTGATTGGTAATAAGACTTCTACATTGAAGGCATTCATTGCTATTGAAGACGCAACTGCTGGTTCCGTTAAGGTTCGTCCTGTTGACCTCGCTGGTCAGGGAACTAAGGAAGCTTGCGATAAGAATGGCGATGCTATCACAGCAGCTTCGTTCGCATCTAAGAAGCTCGTCAACCCAATCAAGGCTGGTGTCTACTACACTGGTATCATCCGTTTGAATGGTACTATGGAGTTTGATACTCTCAAGAAGACTGATTGGTCTAACGCTGACCTCACTTCTAATGCTATTGAAGGCATCACGGTTCATACCGCTCGTGCAGTCAATGTTGAGAAGGGTGAGAATAAGACTCGTTGGAACGTAACTGCTCTTGCAGGTATCGTTGAGCCAAGGGGAGTTGCTTACGTCTGCGTTAAGGACGTAGTTCCGAACCTCATCGTTCAGTAATCTAACATTGCTTCGTGCATAATTTAACCCCTGGGCAGACCGCTCAGGGGTTTCTTTATTACTGTAACTCAAGTATCTTCTTATATTCACCGATTCGGTTATCTAACCATCGCTTATTCAAGTATTCATATTGGTGCTGTAGAATTTCATCGTAATGCTCTCCAGCACGCTCTACGATGTACTTTATCGCTGTAGCGGTTGACCCTACGGGTATCTTCTGATAAGGATGAGCGCCCTCAAACGGAGATCCCGGGAAATCAGATACTAAGCAGACTTTACCAACAGCTGCAGACTCAAGATACTTCAAATCTGACTTACATCTGTTGAATTCATTATCTGCTAATGGCGCCAGAATAAACTTTGCTTCACGTGTTTCCTGATAGAATGATGGTGCGTATGTCGTGAGGTAATTGCCTGGTGTATTCTTATAAGGCTTGATGAAGTAAGGCACTGTTGACTTTACGATTACTTTCTTATTATTCAAGTACTGAACGAGATTCTTATCAAAGTCACCCAATTTCTTATTAATGTTATCATAGTGAGTATATGAACCAGCATAATAGAAGATATCTTCCTTAGGCGTAGGTGTGCGTGGGAAATACCATTCTTTATAAGTTAGACAGTTCGGAATGACTGTTATCTTCTCAGCAGGAACGAATTGAAGTAATGACTGTTTGAGTTCTTCGGTAGTGACTGTAATGTGGTCAGCAAGAATGTTAAGGTACTTCTTCATTGCTTCAGTATTTCCTTTACAGTCAAGTTTATTTCTGCAAAGGTTATAGTCAGGCAAAGACTCACCTTTATATTCCCAAATGAGATCATCATAGTCAATGATAAGTTTCTTGATGTTAGTTTGCTTCTTCCATTCAATAAGCTTAGTCATTAAACTCTCTGTAAGGATTCGCTGTGTGTATACGATATCCTGAGCAAATGCACGATACTTACCGGCTCCCGAGATAGTTACATCATATCGTTGCTGTTGCAGCATGTATCCTATCTGCATCAAACGGTAATAACCACATCCACCGTTATCGGCTGGTACTATGTTAATGATTGGTTGCTTCTTAGTCTCTTCCATGTTGGACTCCTATCTTATGTGTGGAATATTCATCGAGGTAAAGATCATATTCTTCCTGACAGTGTTCATCTATGCATTTCTGTCGGCGACCTCGCTCCTGTCTATTAGTATAGAAATGACAGGCTGCTGTATAAGCAATTCTATATGAGTAAGAGTATAGTTTACCCTTCTCGGGATTGAACAGTAGTACTCCAGGTAGTAATTCCCAGTATTGCTGTTCAAGAATCTGTTCTTTCTCTTGGTATGGTTTATTCTTAAATTTCGGTCCTTCCATACAGATAATACATACAGTCAATATGTACATACCATACCTATCATTCTCTGTATCAGTTAATCTATCACCAGATTTGAGTTTCATTACTAGCTGTTGGAAGTCAGTTAAATCAAGGTCGTAATACTTCGTGTATGCAGGATCTGAATACGAAAGGTCCGATCTACGCTTTCTATGCGGATTTATCCAGGTCGGTAACTTCATATTATTCTCCTTTCTATAATTTATACCTAGTACCTTTCTAATTATTCAATAGACATAAATCATTCGGCTATGCCTTGGAGGAAGGATTTAAATGATTAACGATTTAGATATAGTCCAGTGGGCGTATCTTCTAGACCCAGCTTTCCAGATAGTAAATACCGCTGGTAAGCCGCTCACTGACGGTTGGATTGAAGTATACATCCACGGTACACGAAATAAGTATTACTGTGCCTCTGACTTCGATGGCACATTGCATCCGTTCAAGATTCCTTTAGACAGTCTCGGCTCTAATATCGTATTGGCGTCTCCTGACTATGCATACGATGTTTACATCTATAATAAGTTCGGTTCGCTCGTAATGAGCCGTTATAATGTAAAGGCTGGAGCTGCTGGTGGCGGTTCAGGTGGTATGCCGTCTCAGTATGAGGCACAGCATTGGCTCGGTCAGTATGGTGCTACTCAGGCGCTTATAGGAAATCAAACAGGTCAGACATTGGCTTTGCCTTCTAATCCAGACTATCAAGGTGACTTCATTGACCACATTGATTACGGTCTGATTAACGGCGATGAAACCAATGAGTATCCTAAGTATATGTACCTCAAGCCAGGTCTTTACTTGGTTAACTGTGTCATTCGTTTCCAACAGCAATTAGGAACAGAAGTAAATAGACTCGATGAAACTTTGGTCTATACAGGCAATGGTAATGCAAATGAAGACGTTGCATGGCAGCTAGATGAAACCGGTCCGTTGACTACTGGAGACCGTCACTGCTTGAAGTTGACATTCATTCGTAAAGTATTGGACGAAGGCGAGACATCACCTGTTGACTGCAGCAACATTCTTTACTTTGCTCCTGGGCCAAGCGTCAACTGGAATGATGCATACATTCAGACATTGCAGATCGTAAAGCTCAACTCTGCCGTTCAAGGTGGAGGTGGTGCTCAGTTGCTTAAGCCTGGTCCTGGTATTTCTATTGACGAAGAGAATGAAATCTCTGTAACTGGTATGCAACCAGTGTCTGGAATGGACCAGTATGTAACAGTCATCAACTTCAATGATTACATTACAGAAGTTACAGAAGTTATCAATAATGTTACTGGCGACATCATCAACATTCAGAATGAGATTGAGCAAGTATCTGCATCTGTTTCTGCTATCGTTCCTGAATATGAAGCTGGTTATGGAATAGTAATTGAAGACGATACTATTTCCGTAGATCCTTCTATCATTCCGTCTGGATGTGTTTCTCAGGAAGAGCTGGCTCAAGTTACAGGTGATATAGTAAATCAGATTGAGAATGTAACTGGTGATGTCACTAACATTATAACAGAAATCTCGAATGTAACAGGCGACATAGTTAATATCAATGAGAATGTTACTAATCTCACTGAAGTGGTTAACGGTGTTACTGGTGATATTGAACAGTTGAATGCTGACATCCAAGCAGTTTCTGCTGCATTGCCTGACGCTCAAGTACAGTCTGACTGGGATGAATCAAATCCTGACAGCAAGGCATTCATTCTCAATAAGCCAGATCTAAATGTCTATGCTACTAAGGATGAAGTAGGTTCTGCTACTTCAGTTCTTCAAAGCGAGATTGAAGCAGTTACTGGTAATCCTCTTGAGCAGGTTCAGTCTGACTGGACTCAGGTTGATGATACTCAGGTTGACTACATCAAGAATAAGCCAGAAGAAACAGAAGTAATTGCTGGTCCTGGTATTTCTATCGTTGAGAGCGGAAGCACAGTTACTATCTCTGCTACTGGTCAAGCAACAGTTGAAGATCTTGCCCAGGTTAATGCAGATATTCAGACAGTAAGTGCAGCAATACCTGACATTTCAAACCTTGCTACTAAGGATTCTGTCCAAGCAGTTGAACATGACGTTCAAGTGGTTTCTTCTGCTATTCCGGACATCTCTAATTTGGCAACTAAGGATGAAGTACAGTCTGTTGAAGACGATGTCCAAACAGTATCTGCAGCTATTCCAGATATTTCTAACCTTGCTACTAAGGACGAAGTAAATGCAGTCGAGAATGATTTGCAGACTGTAAGTGCTGCTGTTGATTCTGTATCTGCTTCTATTCCTGAAACTGAAGAAGTTGAGTTTGAGGAATTGGATCTTTCTCAATTTGCTCAAGCAAGTGCAGTAACTGCAATAGAGTCACAGATTCAGACAGTATCGTCCGCTATTCCTGATGTATCTGATTTCGTTACACACGGCGAACTTGCAGCAGTAACTGGAGACTATGCTACTAACGAAGATCTTCAGACAGTATCTGCAGCAATTCCTGATATTAGCAACCTCGCTACTGAATCTGAAGTCCAATTCGTTTCTGGTGCTATTGAAGCAGTATCGGCTGGTATTCCTGCTGCACAAGTACAGTCTGACTGGACTCAAACAGCAACAGGCGAACCTGACTACATCAAGAATAAGCCGAATGAAACACCGCTCATTGCTGGTCAGAACATCGTCATTGAAGACGTTCAGAATGGTATTCAGATTTCAGCTACAGTACCTCCTGTAACTGGATTTGCTACTGAGGCTGACTTGCAGACTGTAAGTGCGGCAGTTGATAGCGTAAGTGCTGCTATCCCAGAATATGAGGAAATCGAGTTTGAAGAATTAGATCTTTCTCAATTCGTTACTGAATCTGCAGTTACTGGACTTGAAGAACAGATACAAACAGTAAGTTCTGCCATTCCTGATGTATCTAATTTGGCTAGCAAGTCTGAAGTCCAAGCTGTTGCAGATGATCTTCAAATCGTTAGCGCTGCTATACCGGATGTAAGCAACTTCGCTACAGAATCTGACTTGCAGACAGTATCTGCTGCTATTCCAGATCCTCAGGTAAATGCCGATTGGAACGCTACTTCAGGTGTTGCTGAAATCTTGAATAAGCCAGAAATCGTCGAGATGTCTGTTGCTAACATCATTGCTGGTGAGAATGTTTCTATTACTGCAAGTGGTGATGATTATGTAATCTCTGCGTCAGGCGGTTCAAACTATAATGCAGGACAGTACATTTCCATTGAGAATAATGAAATTGCTGTTACTGGTCTCCAGCCTGAAGGTGACTACGCAACTAATGCAGATTTGCAGACAGTATCAGCTGCTATACCTGATGTTTCTGACCTTGCTACTGAAGCAGATCTTCAAACTGTTTCCGCAGCAATTCCTGACGTATCAGATTTGGCAACTAAGCAAGAATTAGAAGCAGTATCTGCGGCCGTACCTGAAGCACAGGTAAATGCAGATTGGACTGCTGTTTCTGGTAAGGCTGAGATTCTTAATAAACCTACTGAATCTAATCTTATTGCTGGACAGAATGTAACTATTGCGGTTAGCGGTGATGATTTCGTAATCTCTGCTGCTGGTGGTGATGCAAGCACATTCGTTACACGTGAAGAATTTGAAGAAGTTACTGCTACTATTCCAGAACCTCAAGTTAATGCTGACTGGAATGCTACTAGCGGCGTTGCTGAGATATTGAATAAGCCAGCTGAAGTAAATCTTATTGCTGGTAGCAATATTACCATCACAGAAAGCGGCGCTAATCTCGTTATTTCTTCAACTGGTGGTGGATCTGTTACTGGTGATTATGTAACATATCCTGAGCTTGCTGCTGTAACTGGTGATGTTGCTCAGAATGCGTCTGATATTCAGACTGTATCTGGCGCTGTTGATGAAGTAAGTGGCAAGATTCCAGAATCTGAGGAAGTAGAGTTTGAAGAACTTGATTTGAGTCAGTATGTAACAGAATCCGCCGTTACTGGATTGGAAGCTGAGATTCAAACAGTAAGTGCTGCTATTCCTGATGTTTCTAACCTAGCTACAAAGACAGAAGTTGGAAACGTTGAGGCTGATGTACAGACTGTAAGCGCTGCTATACCTGATGTATCTAACTTCATTACTCAAACTGCAATGGAGAACTACACTATTCCAGTTCAAGTAGTTGCAAGTTCTGCTGCTGCTACTGGAAATGACATTCTTTACATCGTAACAGGAGCTTAACATGAGTTCATTGGTATTAAATCCAAACATACAGGACGTTATCTATAATGGTAACTCCTGTTCGCTTTACTTTAATGGCGATAAGATATGGCCTAATAGTATCATCTATAATGTAACGACTTCCGGTTCTCACGGTACTGTAACAGCATCTCCTAACCAAGGCGGTAACGGCACCACTGTTACCTTAAGCAATACACCAGATTTCGGTTATGAATTTAGCAACTATACAGTTACTGGCGCAACGTTGTATGACGGCAACAAGTTCGACATTAACGGTTCTGACGTTTCCGTTGTAGGTACATTCAGTTCAGCGATGCAACAATACGTTAATTTAGGTTCTACTGAATATAGAGCGTCTGGCTCAACTATTATTTGGCAAACATTTACAGGTATGCCATCATCAAGTTCATGGAATTACTTTACATATATCTTCGATGCTTTATTAGAAACTGGTACTAGTTCTGGCAACGGAGCATATATATTCTTGACTAATTCAACTCAAGACGTTATATGGCAAATGCATGCCAGGAAGGAAATGAGTTATCCTGGCTTCGTTGGTATTACTAAACAGGTATCTGCATGGACTACTGATTCACAAGCACCTGCTATAGGTTCTCAAACAATAGATTATATTTCTTACATGTATTGTGCTTCCAAATGGACTAAAGGTTCTTATTCACGCTTTAAGCTTGTATTTGATAGAAATGCTAAGAAATGTTATACCTATATTGGCAGTACATTACTTGGTACCGCAACTCTTAAAGTAGATCCTATTACTATATCTAAATTTGGTCTTAAACCCAAGAGAACTTACAATAGTGAAATTGCTGCAATGAAGAATATCAAAGTAGCAGGATTTAAGTACTTATCTGATGCACAGAATTGGACGTAATACTGCGAGCTAGTTATTTAACATAAAGGAGAAATTTAACATGGCAAAGCTTTACGCTATTGAGAATAAACTCGTTAAGATTGGCAATTCATATCTTGGTGAATTGCCACCGCCGCCAGAAACATACTATCTGTTTGAAGGTTGGGATCCAAATGGTACATCCAGTTACTATAATAGCTTTGGTGTATATAACTTTAAGATAAATGGCGTTACACCTTCCATCAATGGTGCTAACCCTACTGTGACCGAAACTACTAGTTACGATGGCACATTAGAGAATGCCATAGGAACGGCGATGCTAGAACCATGTCGTCTACATTATGGAGACGACTATCATACAGCTGAGTACATTAAATTCAAGGCTGACAGCGTAAGTTCAGTTTCATTTAATATGGGAGTGATGGGATATCCTCAAACCAACTCTAAGACAGTAAAGACTAGAATTTATAAAGTCGTAAACTCTGTTAAGACTTTGATTGGTGAGTACACAGGTTCATCTGAGTCGTCCACTATCACCATCAACTGTACTGATGCTTAAGGTAAGAAATGCTTGAGATTAGTGGAAACATAGCAAAGATAAACGGTAACTGGCTTAATGCTGTCCCAGGTGTTGGGCCACAGCCAGATCCTCCTACACCAGGAATGAAGACTGTTACTATTGGTACTCAGAAATGGACTGTTAAGAATCTTGCTGTTGATGATGGCGGCAGTGGTATAGTAAAGTTGCCTGCATCTGCAAATGGTGTTGACTTTGGTACTCAGTACTACTATACTTGGGAAGCTGCTAATAGAGTTGCAGCAACCATTGACGGTTTCCATCTTCCTAGTAGTGCTGAATGGATAACTTTATATAACTACGTTGGAAAGAACGGTGGTGGTTTGCTTAAGTCTACTACTGGATGGACGGCTTGGCAAGGAACAGATGGAAATGGTACTGATGACTTCGGATTTACTGCACTGCCTACAGCAAGATCAAATAATGGAACTAGTGTTTATATGGCAGGTTCATATACTTGGATGTGGAGTTCAAATGAAGAATATGATGGCTCTGCTACTGCTGTGCTTTGCAGCATAAATAACCGAACATCAAGCAATATAGGCATGACTTCAGCAAATAAAGGTGAATATCTGACTATTCGTCTAATAAAGGATTCATGATGTTAAAGTATAATGGAAAGGTAGTAGTAAAGGATAATAAGTGGGTTCATGCTGTTGATTATAACCCACTCAATCTTCCAGCTGGTGTCATAAGAGTGCGAACATCTGACGGACTGGTTCCTCAGTATTCACAGCAAGATCCAAACCTTATGCCTGACTATACATACAGTCGTGCTGTTAAAGTTGAAGGCACTGAAGATCAGTACGATGTATATCCGGGTTCATCATGGGGTTTGATGTTACAGAAATGTGATAACGTAGTTGAGATACTTGGTGCTAATCCAGAAGGCCAGACTATCATGACGTCTACATTTGCTTATACATCAATAACTACTTTACCTATGATTGACACTTCAAATATAGTAAATATGCAGCAAACATTTGACCACTGTGAGAATCTTATAGAAGTACCTACTTTAGATACTCATAATGTAACTAATATGTCTGGTATGTTTAGTACATGTACCAATCTCAAACGTTTACCAGATCTTGACTTCTCAAGTCTTCAAATACTTCAGTTCTATGCAGCAATGTGTTCTAACTTGGAAACTGGCATTCTTGATACATATAATAAAGCTTGCCAGTACATCGACCTTTCAGATGATGATAACTACATAATGGCATTCTATCAAGCAGGTATCAACACAGCATCTGGTTCTGCTGAACTTGCACAGATACCTTATGGTTGGAAGTCATTGCCTTAAGGAGTTTATAATGTTAAAGAAGAATGGAAAGATATGGACATTCAATGATAAGTGGATAGATCTCCGCCGCCTTAGAAACGTTTATCTAAACGTTGAAGGTAGCGGTACTCTTTCTGCTAATCCTATGTCTGGATATAAAGGTGATGAAGTAACATTATATCCCACAGCATCATCAGGTCATAGCTTTGATTACTATGACAGCTACGGTGCTATCATTGAGAATAATAAGTTCCGATTTGGCAATCAAGACGCATACATTACAGCACATTTCAAAGCAAATGTCTATAATGTAACTGTTAATGTTTCTGGAAATGGTACTGCTTCAGCAAATCCAAACAGCGGTACTATGGGAACTGAGATAACGCTTTCTAACACGCCGCAGGCTCATAATTACTTTGACCATTATACTGTAAATGGACAGACCATAACAGGCTCTACATTCACGCTAGGGGCTGAAGATGCGGTGGTAACTGCTTACTTCCAGCAAACTGCATATAATATTTCTGTAACGAATCCAACTGGTGGAACGATAACACCGTCGTCAAGTACTGCACATTATGGTGACACTATTACATTATCAGTAACGACATCTGCTGATTATCAACTTGACCATTATGTAGTGAACGGAAATACCATTCAAGGCAATTCTTTCACTGTAACAGGCGACATGACAGTTACAGCAGTATTGAAGGCAGCAGTCCGTACATACCAGAGTAAGTTCTATGAAATATCTTCAACGACTACTTACTGGGGTCAGTATGATCTATTTGCTGCAAATAATACCAACGGCAACCAATTCGTTAATATGTATGTATGGGATGGTAGTGCATGGCAGAGCTGGTCAAGCTATAGATTCCAATATCTTGACTGCAATAATGTTTCCGCATCGCCGTTGGTCTTGACGAATAACGGTTCATCTCATAACACTGCAACTTTAACAGCTAAGAATAATAATAACCAGAGGAACACATTCTACATCAAGTTTGAATGGGCAGCAGATCATGACATTGGTTTGACATTCAATAACTTCCATGTAGCAAGTGGTAGCTATACTACAGGTCTGGTCGTAAAGCGTGCTGAAGGCAATAACTATGACTGGAATGGTGGAATCTATCAGTCAGACTCAAATTACCATGATTTGATGCAATGGACTGACATTCTTAGCACAGGTGGTGGCCTAGTTCCATATAAGAAGGTATAGTTTAAGGAGAGTTTATGTTAACATTCGGAAATAAGATACTTACACGTAATAATGAGTGGATTGGCAAATATGTTGACCCTTGGGACACTATCGGTGAAGACGCTTATACTATAAGATTTAAGTTTGAAGATACTTCATTCGTTCCAGAGATACCTGAGGAACAGCAAGAATATGGATATACTTGGACTCAAGTAGGAGAAGGTGTGTGGGATTATCATACTAGATTTAATAGTATGGAAGGTTCAGGCTCGCCTATAGATACTGGCTACTTCACTAGAACTACCAACATAGAAGATTTCAACCAAACATATAGCGTTATAGGTGCTTCACTATCTAAGATGACATACGGCACCAGATTACCAGTTTATGCTTCTGGTATGTTCTGCAATATGAATGGACTTAAGAGAGTTTCTAACTGGCCTAGAGAAGCCGCATTAACCCAGAATAGTTATACGTTTAAGGATGCTAAGAATCTTGAGTATGTTGACTACATAATCGTTGAAGGCGACCCGACTAGTATGTTCAAAGGATGTACATCGTTAAAGTCTGTTAACATAACTATGACAGCTACTCAATTTATGTCTGCTATATTTGATGGATGCAGTTCACTTGAATCATGTAAGATTACATTCATAGGAAGTGGAAATGCTGTAGGTTCAGTATATGCTATGTTTCGTGACTGTGTCAATTTGAATGGACAGGACATGTTGGCTGCATATAATTGGTTAAGCACTCATATACCAGCAAATGCAGATACATCTTTATGTTTCAAGAACTGCGGTATTAACACGGAAAGTGGTATGGCAGCACGTCAACAGATCCCAACTACATGGGGCGGCGATATGCAAGTTTAACTCTAGTTATTACATAAAGGAGATTTATAATGGCAATTACAGTTTATACAACAAATGGTAAAGTACTTACCAACAGCGCCAACGATAAGTGGCTTAAGAAGAAAGAAGCACCACCAGTAGATCCATATAACCCACTCGGCTTGCCATCGCATACTATTAGAGTTAGATATGCACCTGGTACTACATGTTATGCATACGCTGATTCAAAGACATGCATAGATGAAATCAATAACATTTGGGATGTATATAAATCAAGCGATAATTGGCAGTACATGTTCTCAGGTGAACCTGGCGTAGTTGAAGTTCTTGGTGCTAATACTACAGGTGTAACTAATATGGCTTATATGTTTCAAGGTACTAATGATTCAAATATGTGTCAACTTACTAGCATTAACTTCAACTTTGATGTTTCATCTTTAACTAATGTTATAGCTATGTTTGACTATTGCAAGAACGTTGAAGGCGGCATATTGAATTTCTATAACAGACTTCTAAATGAATCACAGGTAGTATCTGGAAACCATTCTACTTGCTTCAGAAACTGCGGCGCTAACACAGTTACCGGCGCTGCTGAACTTGCACAGATTCCATCAGGTTGGAAATAGTAGGAGCTTTAAACCATGAAGAATAATACAGTAGTAACTAACATTGCTCAAGATTTCAGCAAGACTGAGAAAGCTCAAGGAAGAGCTAACATCGACGCTCAGGAAATCAAAGGCTATGTAGAATGTTATCGTCGTTTCAATGACGGCTCTTCCGCCGATACATGGTTTAAGATC